AAAGTATTGCAGTTGTGTAGTCATCGTAATTCCTTTTAAGCAGCAGTCAGCAAGTATTCTGCACGACGTTCCCAATTGTCTCCACGACCAGCAACCTTCGTTACCGAGATCAAGGTCCGCAGATTCAGATCCTTAGCTTCGTCTTTCATCTTGTCGAGGAAAGCAAGAGCCAGCATCTTGGTGTTCAATTCGTACTCAGGCAGGAAGTCATCACCCTTGATGATAGCTCCCATGCGTTCGATCTTCTGAGCAGTTGTCATAGAGAGATCAACACAGATTGCACGAGACCGGATAGCTTGATCGATTTTGTAGAGCGGGAAATTCGAGATGAAGATCACACCACCAGTAAATTCGAACGAGCGGGGTAGATCGTCGTCACCGAAAGATTCTGCATTCCAAGAAATGATACGACGATCGTAAGAATCGAGAGCACCTTTCAAAAGGTTCAGAGCAACGGGATCGCGGAGAATAGAATCGCAATCATCAAAGATTACGATGCGATTGCGGTTTTCGTAGAGCGTACGGTAGAGACCCTTAGCAGTCGAATAGCCTTTGACTACCGAGTAAATCTTGGCAGAGACCGTAGGCGAGATAAGCGAGTCAGATCCGAACCCGACCAAATCGGCAGTATTCTGGAGACCAGCATCCTTGAGGGATTTGTTAACCACGAAGGTCTTGCCCAAACCACCTTCACCAGTTACGATGAGTGATGCGCAAGTGCGATCAGCAACCATGTTGACAAAGTCTGTCAAGAAGTCGAAGCGTTCGTTGATGGAGAACTTGTCGACCTTTTCGGTCTTTCCAGTCACGACGTTCACAGTAGCTTCTCCAACTTCGCGGACATCGGTTACACCAGCAGCAACTGCTTTCGTGCAACGACCAGAGCGGATATTACCGATCACATAGTCCTTGTTAGGAGAGGAAGCCAGAATCTTTCCATTGAAGGAGGCCACCCACTTGTTAGTGGCGGTCTGAAAGGAGAGGGCTGCAACATGAGACATCGGGTAAACTTTCTAAGTTAATCAACTGATAGGTTATTATACCCTATCCTGCAGAGAATGTACACAGTTTTTGAGGAGAAAAGTGTAACAATTGTAACATTCTCAGAAGTGTATCACATTGTATACAATCCCTAGGAAAGTATCTCTGGAGATACACTTTTCTTGATCAGAAAGACAGAACCATCTTCCTGAGGAGTCCAAACAACATAGTCTCCCTCTTTTAGATCAAGGGAGTCCAATACTTCCTGAGGCAATGGCAAAATCAAGTCCTCACCATCCTCAATTAGTTCTACTTCAAATGTTTTCATTTAGATCACCTTCGCAAAAATTTCGTCTTTATAAGCCGGGTCGAATGTAATCTTCGAGTAATCAAGAGTAATCAAACCCTTGCGCTTCAAAGATTCACATGTGACCACGTTCACGAAGTAACCGAGGTTCGACATACGTTCGTCAATGTCATCGATGTTGAAGACGCTGTCACCTTCACCACTTGCAACAATCTCAGCAAGTAAGATGACATCACCAACTACATGATCATCGGTTGCAAGTTTATCAAATGACCGAACCAAACCTTCCAAATCGGGATCACTCAACCCCTTCAGGAATTCCGCAAAGGTCATGTACTGGTCGGTCTTCAACTTCAGCACTGTCATCTTGGTGAGAGCACTAACATGCTTGCTGCTCAACACTGTTTCAAAATTGACACCAAACATTTCTTTATCAGACATTTTCTAACTCCTTTAAATCAGCTTTCTTGAACACTGGAACAGCTTGCTTGTTTTCAAGCTTCTTGTTTATATCCCGAACCTCCTTCAAAGTCCGATGAATATCAAAACCCTTTTTCATTTGCACTTGCGGTAAGTTGTACATGAGGTGTGCATTTTCACGACCACCAATTTCAATTAACTCGGTCAAACTCAAATGGTTACCTTTGTTAGCATTGCACTTTTGACACATACATTGGGCATTAACCAACTGGTTTGAACCGCCAAGAGATTTAGGGATGATGTGATCCCATGTCATCATGACTTCAGAACCATCTTCACATACAGCATACAGATTCAAACTGTATTTGCTTGCCAGATCATTCTTGTGGCGTTCGATGTAGAAGTGATTGCCCTTGATGCCACATTCAACGCAAGTAGTTTGACCATTTGCAATCATACGAATGCGGGTTGATTGCGGGTCTGTAATGCCTTCAACTTCAACACCATGCAGATTCTTTTGCTTGATGTGGTTGATAACGAACATACCTTCTTCGAAGGTATAAGTAGCAACCCTATGGAACACTTTCTTCGGTTTGAAAACGTAACGTTGCAAACCAGGGAGATAGGCTTCGTGATATTGGAACATGTTAAACTCCAAATGGCGAAAGACGTGCTTCACGATTGCAGCGATTAGAAGTCACCTTCGCTTGGAAGTATTCGTCATCATCGAAAATCTTTGCCACGATTTCATCTTCACAAGCGGTGTAACCTTCGTACCATTCCCAGCAGAGCTCATTGAACTCCCGTGGTTCCATGATGCCTTGCGAGTTCACAAGCTTCATGAAAGTATCACAGCAAGCCGATGCATGGGGCCGTTCAGCCTTTCGAGCCGCATAACCGGCGTCGAAGAGTGCATCGCGAAGTGCTAAAGTAAATTCTTTCATACTGTGTTCAGAGCCGGTTGGCCCTCTTTCTTCAGTTGGGTTTCAAGTGTGTGGGCTTCAGCCTTACCACGAACAAAGCAAATGATTTCCTTGTGGAAAACTTCTGGACCATACTTACGAATGGATTCGCAAAGCTTCCAACCTTTGTCTTGGTTAAAGGCACGACCTACGTGACGTGACCAACGAGCAGCTAAAGTTTCCTTACCAGCACGGTCGACGCAAACCGCCATACCAATGTAGGTTTCAGACGTAACGCAGTTAGTTAGCAGATAGATGACATGCATCCGATCTGTTCTACGCTTTCTGGAGGACTTTAGTTTTTCGGTCATAAGTAATTATACCCTACAACCTGAGGAATGTACACAGTTTATCAGGTTATTTAGTAACCAAATGTGACAAAATATGATTCCTTTTTGGTAACTCAGTTACAATTTTGCAATGAGTTCTTTTGACTTAGATCTAAGCATCTCTTTAGTAGCTTCTGCTCTGTTTTTCGCATCTACCGTAGCTGCTTTCTCAAATTTCGATGCATTTGCTGCGTCTTCTGCCTTACCAATATAGGTTGCTTTGATCTTCGATATAAAATCAGAATAGTCTTTAATATGTTTCAAATCACCTTGCCCCCACATATTATTAAGCTCAAAAGACTTGCCCATTCCACGAACAGCATTTGCTAAATCGTCGAATTTAATATCTTCTCTCTTCATACCTGGGTTTGATTTAAGTAAAGGAGCAATTTGTGCTTTACTTCCAGCAGCATGAGTGCGATTATATAGGTAGTTGAAAGTATCTAAAGCAAAATGTCCAATATCAGTTGTAATAGTATTAACACTATCAACCTTTATTTTCTTAAATGGAACCATTTCACCATCAATATGTTTTACTTGAACACCAGATGTTCCAATACTTACATTCAATAACTCACTCAATGAAGCATAAAGGAATCCCATTAGAGCTCCCTTTAATCCATGTTCAGGAGTCATGCGATGTGTTGTCCAATCTTCAGTCTCATTAAATGCTGCTACTAAATCAACTTGAGCCCACTTATCATCGCCTACTGAAACAGTAATATTTGTTCCATTTTCAGAACCACCATCATAAATGTAAGAAGGTTTTTCATCCTTAATGAATGAGATAACCATCTGGCGATATAGGGATTGATTCTTACTTTCAGTTGTTCCTTGAATACGAGGCATTGAAAAGATAATATCAATGTCTCCATATTCTTTATCTGGATGGCTCTTCAAATCTTTTTCTAAGTATGCAGTTGAACCAATTGGCTTACCGATTTTAATAGGAGCATAGTCATGAGCCTTCAAGTAAGCATTAAATGCCTTCTCAAATTTAGGCATATTAGTCAAAGCTTTCTTTGCTGTAACAGGGGTGAGCTTTACATCTTGTGTAATAGTCTTAGACCAACCGCCCATCTCGGTAATAAACTGCTTAAAGGAAATCATTTAACGCCCATTTCCTTGCACTTATTAAATCCAGCATAGAAAGACTTCTCGTCAAATGACATAGGACTTCCACCGCCATAATACATCTTGTTGAAAATCTCTTTTGGATCTCCAGATGGATCTACTTGGCAGCAAAACCAGCCTATTTGCCATCCCATAATGTCATACTTCTTTTCACCACCCGCTTGTATGTATGCTGGCTTCATTCGTGGATCAGTAGGGACTACTTCTTTCTTCTTGAAGAACTTCTTTACCTTATCAAGGATGCCTTCTTCAATATGCTGTTCGTAAAGTTCTGAAAGTTTCATACGTGCTTGGCGAAGAAATCCGCATTAAGTTTATGGACTGCTGGAGAAGCATCACGAGACAAGACATCTTTTGTCTTCTTGTTCTTTGTCTTAGGATAAAGCTTTACTTTTCCGTCCGTAGAAATTGCACGCTCTTCAACTTTTGGATCATCATTGTCCGATGTGTCCAAGAACTCTTGTGCTTCAGATTTGGAATAGAGTTCATCAGCTAAGTCTTCCCACTTAGGGTTGACATCATCGCGCTGTTGGACTTTGAATTGAAGGTCAGGTGCTTCACTAATGAACTGTTTAAACGATAACGACATTCTTTTTCCTAAGTTTAGCAAGTCTCATATTGGCTTTAGCTTCTTCTGAATGCTTTTTACCTATACGAGCCACTCTTATATTTTCCTTATGCTCTTCTGAAAATGGAGCTTTTGGAATTCCCTTTGTCTTGCCTTTTAAAGCATTAG